GTTCTGACGGATATGAATACTGGAAAGAATACGATGAATATGAACGTCTAATTCATTTCAAGGATTCCAAAGAATTTGAAGAATGGTATTAAAAGAAAGGATACATACTTATGCAGGAAATTAAAATTTATAAAAATTACGGCGTTTTAGCCGCAGAAAAAAGAAAAGTTTATACTTATGGTGGAGAGCATGTGCACGCTACATGCTCTGATGAAATGACGGTTCTCGTCCCGAATGAGTGGGAACTGTATAAAAATCAAATGGGAAATATAATGGCAGAATCTCCGTGGGGTTTGTGCTATGAAATTAATGATGTTTTGACAGATATTAATGGTCATCCAGCGTTCCGGGCGATGGACGAAAGTGGAAGACCGCACATTGCACATTTATACACGGTTGAGGAACTGGAAGAAAAGAAGAGAAAAGAGGAAAGGAAGAAAAAAGATGAAAAATCCAATTAATAACGAAAAATTCCGGGAAGTATTAGAAAATTCCGGCATGAACATGAAGCAGTTCAGCGACTATTTTGAAATCCCGTACCGCACGGTGCAGGATTGGAAGTCGGGGGCTAGGAAATGCCCGGATTATTTATTAAGCTTAATACAATACAAAATAGAAAAGGAAGACCTCTAACATGGAGAAATCAGAGGAGAAAATTTTAGAATCATATAAAATACTGCAGTCCGTAAAAGGTACTGCGAAAGATACTGGATATTCTTGGAATCGCGTTGTAAAAGCTCTATCTAGCAACGGATACATATTGTCCGAGACGCACGCCGAGATATTAAATAAATTCAATGCCGGAAAAAATGCGGATGAAATAGCAAAAGAAATGAGCTTGAGTCCAAAAACAGTACAGGCGTATCTCCCAAGGCAGAGGCCTGTGTATAACGAGAATATGTCTGTAAACGCTTTGAGGATCAAGCAATCTCGTGAAAAGCATAGATCAGATATTTGATATTTCGCCCCACCTCTTCTGAGATGGGGCTGTGTTATTTAGATTTTCTCGACTGATTTTGAATTGATAATAAAGTTGCCGTTTACGATATTGCCCATGTAACCGCCGTCCTGAGATACTAATTGAGTCCCCTTTTTGATTGTGACCGTTATGTCCTCAACCGCACGTAACTTGTCGCCTTTTTTGATGTCCGGCATGACATATTTGCAATGCATGTATCCCACTGTGCTGTTGTGTCTTACTTTTACACCTTCTGTACCCGAATCAAGTACGGTAATGTGATCTCCTTGCTTGGCATTGATAATGACATTTTTCCATGTTGCATCATAAATAGGGCAGTCACTGTTAAGATGTGCTGACCCTGGTCCAATTCTTCTTACTGTACTCACTGTACTACCTCCTGTTGTTCCACTAATTTCTTTATTTAAAATACCCCTTACGATTGCTTTTGCGCAGCGCTTTGCATCCCACACTTTCGCATCGTCTGCATCATCAACAAAGCAACACTCTACTAACAACGCCTTTGACTTTGTATTTGCCAGTACAAATAAGTCCTTGTCGTATTTCGTCCTTCTGTTGTGGATTCCTAACTCTGTTGCAATCGCTTCACAGATTCTGTCCGAGATTTCCTGTGTTCCAGTATCGTAGTTCCATACCTCGACACCACCTGTACTTCCGTCTCCGCCATAATCGTTTCGCCCACTGTTTAAATGTAGGCTGATATCTAAATCCACGCTGTGTTGGTTGCACTTTGCAACGATTTTGTTCAGGCACCCTTGTTTTGTCGTGTTCTCGTCACAAGTGCAGTCGTAAACTGTGTGTCCCTCTGCTCTCAGCAAGCGGATAACTTCGTCTTTCACGATTCTATCTTCTACAGATTCCTGTAAGATGCCGACCGCTCCGGATGCTCCTTGCCCCTGTGGGCAATGTCCTGCGTGTACGTTATATGTTGCCATAATAAAATCTCCTTTTCTTTTAATTTATGTGTTTGGGCGGATAACCGCCCTCTGCACTATTTCTTGTTGTATTTACTTCTGTTCCACATCTCCGATACTTTTTCCCAGCCACCTGTGCTTACTAAATAAACTACAAATGCAGCTAAAATTGATGCAAATATGTAATACCATGTAATTACGATATTAAAGTACATGCACAGAACAACAACTGCAATCGGTGTAATAATAAGAGATACTGCTAATGCCACCACGTTTGTTTGTATCTTTTTCAGCCACGGCATTTCCTTAATCACTTGTACTACGACACTTACAAAAAATGCAAGTATACCAATTCCAGCCAACATATAAGTTACATACTGTAATAAAACTTCCATACTCATATTTATCTCTCCTTTACTTGTCAATGATGCTTTCTAAAAGCTCATCTCTGATTTTTTTCATGTTTTCGATACCATTTCCAGTAATCTGATGATTAAGCATAGCAGCGAGTGATTTTGATTGCTGTTTCTGCATTTCTTCTAATGCTTTTAGTCTCTGATAATCTGCCTGATTGTACTGTTCGAGCTGCGTTACTCTCTTCGATAACTTAAAAGCTGGTTTGATTACTTTTACAATAATCGCCCCAGCTCCACCAACAATGCTGACTGCACCGCATATGCTTAATAGTGTCTGCATAAAATCCAATTCTTTTTCCTCGCTTTTCTTTAATTTACAAAATAAAAAGACCCTTACGGTCTCGCTCTGATTTCCATGTTTGTCACCTCTACCTTTCCTTATTGATCTGCACTAGGCACATTACCACCACGCCAAATAGCGTCCCTGCTACAAATGCAAATACATATCCCATTTACGCCACCTACTCAGCAAGTTCGCCCATGCCGGAATCAATCAGAATTTCTTTCACTTGCTCTTTTAACAGTCTCGGTACGTCCTTAAACTCCTTTTTGCCTAACATAATTTGTTGTGCCCACAGCATTGCCATCATAAAATCATCCTTTCTGTTTAAAAATAAAATTAAATTTGTTATCATTTATACACCAGCTCCGACATCTCTAATATGCATGCAGTCAGCATTGTATTTTCTTCTTGCAGTGCCGCAACCTTTTCTTCCAGCGTTGGTTCTTGCTCAATCGGTTCATCAATTACAGGTTCGTCATATTCAACAATTTCTTGTCGTTGTGTTTGCACATCATATACAATCATTTCAGCCATTATTCATCATACCCCCATATTTCGACGTAAGCACCATTAAACGGATAAACCTCTTCTGCAAATGGATGAATGGATTTTATATATCCATTTTCTTTTTCTGCGTTTGGATTCGCTTCCATCCCCATTCCAAATACCGTACGTGTGTACATTCTTCCAATCTTGTTTACATTGTTGTTTGAGTATGACGTTCCATCTAGGGACATTGCTACGATTGGAATCGTTGCGGTTACAATTCCTTTATCAAACATCATTCTACAGGTATAATGATAATGTGCAGGCGTTTGACCAGTACTAAAAAATGAGTACGTATTCGAACTTGTTCTCGTAGAATAAGTATTTCCGTAGTTCGTAGTAGCCTTTACTGCAAAATATCCTCCCGAACACATGCCATTTGCTACAATATCTATCACTCTACAATTGATATTATCAAGAGTTATTTTTTCATGTTGTACTCAAATGTAAAGTATTTTACATCTACTTCACTGTTTGTGGCGTTTGTAAACTGTAAGATGTCTCCATCTTTCTTGGACAAAACTTGAAAATTAAAATCGTCTATAACATGTGCGTATATATTACCTCTTCCCCACTGACCAGGATTGTTTTTAAAAATTTCAATCGGA